ACCGTCAATCAACTAAGCGATTGATGAACCTGATTCGATTCGGTATAGTGCCTCTTCGCGGTAGCGAGCAAAGCCAAGTACGCCGTACCAACCCATTGGGCGGTGACGCATCAACTTGTCAACTACTGGTCCGATAACTACGTGTGGCTCTTCAGCAACTGCCTCAGCAAGTGCTTGCTGTCCAGCAACGATTGTGCGGTACACCTTTGCAGATGAAGCACCATCAGTTGCAGAGTACAGACGTGCAGACTCTACGAAGAACGCGCCTTCGTAGTTTCCGATTTCTCCAGCCCAGATACGGTCTTGAGTTTGTCCGTATTGGTTAGGAAGTAACCATCCTGCAGAACCTGTCTCAGCACGAAGGTCGTGTGAAACCTCTGGGTGGATACCAGCCCAGTATAGTGAACCCTTACGAGCAATTGACTTGTTAGCACGTAACTTTGCAACAGCCTTACGGATGTTAGCAGAAGATAGTGTAGCAGCGGCAGTTACTGTAGCGGTTGAAGTAGCGGTTGCACCAGAGTAAATTACGTTGGTTCCGCCACGAAGTGTTTCCATTGCAACCTGGTCGATAGAATCGGCAAGGTTGAATGCGATGATATTTGCGATTGCAGGGTCAACATCAGCAAGAGAGAATAACTCTAATGCACGAGTAACAAGAACTGAGTTACCATACTCTGCAAGAGTAATGGTTACAGATGTTGGTGTAGACATTGCTACTGCATCTGGGTCAGTTGTTTCTGTTAGTGTTGATGTTGCTGCTGCTAGGTCAACGTAGCGTTGTAGAACAACTGTTGAACCAGGGATTGCTTGACGAGCAGGGCGCTTATCTGCAACTGAACGAATTAACGGTTCAGCACGAAGAGCAAATTCAAGAAGACGGTCATACGCCTTTTGAACTAGACCTGCACCACCAGCGGTTCCTCCTAATGAGGACGAACCTGCGTTTACGTAGGCGTTAGCCATATGTCACCTCCAGGGTGATTAGTAACGGAATATTATGATTGTGAGCGAAGTACATCTAATAATGCATCCATTGAATCTGCATTATCGATGCGAAGATTTAAATCCTCTGCTCGGTCTGGGGTCATAGCATTAGATGTTAGAACATCCTGTTGACGCAATGCGGCACGGTCTTGTTCTGACACTTTAGGCTCGTCCTTAGTAACTGTTAGTCCAAATAAGTCTGCGTTATCATCGAGCCAGTTATTAACCGACTCCTCGTTAACATCATCCAAATCTTTAAGAACCAATCTTGCTGCTTTGGCATTGACACCCTTCTTTTCTAGGACTTCTTTGACAACTCTTTCACGCTGCACCTTGGATAATCCCTCAAGTTGCTCAGTGAGTTCTTTGATACGTTTTTCATCTGAACGTTTGGCTTTTCGCAACTTTTTAAGTAAGTCACTTCCATCCATCTGTACATCTGAATCTGTATCCAGATCGTCATCTTCTTCTTCCCAGTAGTTGCTCATTGCAACCCACCCTTCTATTCGTTTGGTTTAGTCGCAAGCCTCAGATTCTAGTCGGGGAACTAGGCTGGATCTTGCTATCGGTCTTATACACTGCGCGAGGGCCGATGAGTCCGCGTCAGGATTCTAGTTTAGAACAGTCCTGCTGAACTTGATTTTCTCAATCCCATAGTACTTAATCCTGCTGGACCTACTCCAGAGGATCCTTGAAATTGTGCAGTTTCTGCAGCAACGAGTGCTTGTTTAGCACGTTTAGCGGATGCAAGTCCAAGTAATTGTTCTTGTTCTGCTTGCTTTTGTCCATATTGATCTAATCTGCCACCATAGATAGATGATAATTTTTCCATAACTGGAAGTTGTTCTGCTATAGTTTTATATCCAGCAGCAGCAGTATCACCAGTAACACCAGCGGCTCTTAATGTTTCAGCACCAAGACTTCCACCACTTACGTTTGTATATCCAGTAGTTTGCGGTAAGGTATAATCAGTTAAGTTGGTTGATAAATGTTGAGCGAGTGATGCTCCACCAATTTCAGCAGCCGTAACTTTATTCTTTAAAGCAGGCAACTGATTGGTTGGATCAAGCATTGCAGATACAATATCACCTTGAGTTAAAGATGGAAAAAATGTTTTAAATGCATCTTCTATTTGAGGGGTAGCCTTAAGTCTATCATACGCTAATCCAACGCGTTCAGTAACATCTTGAAGATCCATAGCATTTGCAATGAATGTAGCATACATAGATTTGTTTGCAAGATTATTTAAACCATAAGACTTTAACACTTTTTCATACTCTACTTCTGCTTTTAAATAAGTAGCATCATCTACTGTTGGTAGTCCTTTAGCGCGAAGTTGAGTATTACCAGCAAATCTAGTATTATACTCAGAGTTATAACGTGTATCAGTTTTTAATAATGTTAACAATTGCTCACTTGTTGCTTCTGGATAATCACTTCTAATTTTAGCAATAGTAGAAGCAATTCCCGACATACCATATGATACCATAGTCGCTGCTAAAGCAGAATCTAGAGCAGCAGTAAGTGGATTAACTTTAACAACTGGGGGTGGATTATTAACTACAGGTACAGATGATTGAGGTACTAAACTGCCAGTTTTTGGATCAACATTATAACCTAATGCACCAGCATCTGTTGCAACTTTTTGTTCTAGTTTTGTTGCAGTTGATGACATACCTTCTAATATTGCACGAATTTTTGGATCAGTAATATCAGATATACTACCTTGAGGAACTGTAGATTGTGGAACAATTCCAGTCTGTAATATTTGTTGGGCTGTTGCTACGCCAGTATCAGCATTTACTACTGCTAATGCGTCTCTAACTGCCTTTTCTTCGGCGGACATTTTGGTTGCCATTATTCTCCTACGCTATTCCGAAGTTTTTAAAGACTGATGTTGTATCTTGTAATACTTGATATTTATGAGGATCACCCAATTTATAAGCATCTGAATTATAAACTGTAGTTTTATATTGATCTGGTGCTTTTAAATTGCCTTTTTCATCTATGACATCTGTCATATCTGCTACTTTAATTGAACTTTTTGGTACTCCAGTTAAGTTTGATTTAATAGTTATATAAGAATCTAATTGATCTAATACTGTAAGTCCTTGATCTATACCAGCAGCAAATGGTTTCCAAATATTTTTAGCAGTTAATCTGATACCTTGAATCACGTTATCATAAGCCACATCACTGCGCATAGCAGCAACAGATTTCTTGTATACGGTAGCATCATCTACGGTTAATCCATTATGGTCATATTCATTGCGAATAGATCTGACAGTTTTACCTAATTGACCTGAATCTATTTTTGCTTTTGCTGAAATATCTCCAGATGCAGCAGCCTCAATAAGTTTGTTTGCCTTAGTAGATGCAACTTGAAGTAAGATATCCTCTGCTTGCTGTGAAGATACACGTCCCTTTGCTGATATCTCTGCTTTATTTAAAAGACTTTTATATAACGTTTGTTCTTCTTTAGTTGCTCGCTCATTAAACATATCTAAATAATATTTATTTAAATTAGCAGTAGAATCTGCTAGGTTAGTAGTTTGAACAGTTCCAGCAGTGCTAGTTGGAACAATTAATTTTTTAATATTAGGATCTTTTTGAGCCCTGGTTAATACATCTCTAATATCACCTAAACCAAGTTGAGCACCAGCAAGTTGAAGTCTTTTAACGGCATCATAATCTTCGGGAGATATATATCCATAATTAGGTTTAAAATCATTAGAATATACTTTAGCATCATACATCTGCTTCTGTATATTTTGTCTTTCTTTTGGTGGTAAATTATTAAAATAATCAAACTCTTGACCAGGGGTATAAATAGCAGTTGATGGTTTAATAATATTTCCATTAACATCTACACCAACAGCAGGTATTCCACCTTGAGATAAACTTTTACCAGCAGTTCCAACAGCGCCTAGTCCAAGAAGTGCATCTTTAGCCTTTTGGCTTGCATCTTTAGTTCCAGTGTTTTGTTGTGATGCAGTAGGTACAGTATTTTTAGCAGCAACTTGAGTAGCGGCTCCAGCATTAATTTGCTCTTCTGTATAATCTGGATGATTTTGACTATACCAAAACTTCCATTGTTCAAGTGTACTGGCCATTACTTACCTTCCAACTCATTTGAAAAGAACTGATAGAATATCTTCTGAAAATCTGGATTGTCTTTAATAATCCATAATGCTTGCTCTGACAACCAGGCCCTAATCTGTTTTACTGAATCATTAGAACCAACTAATTTATCAGTACTACTTTTACCTAATTTAGCCATAGCACCATCACGCAAAAGTAAATAATCACGCAGACCTGCTACAGATGGTACATCAACAAATCGATTATCATTAGATAATTCTTTAAGTTGGAACATAACCCTGTCAAATTTATTAAAATCTGTGCTAGACTTTGGTCCACCATTCATAGATAACTTTAATGATTCTTTTGCATCTTGAAATTGATTTTTGTCTAGCAATCCAGCATCTACTTTAGCCAGCAACATATCTAGTGAAGCATAATAGCGAGTATTATTTGCTCTTTCAACCATTTGGGTAGGAGTTAGTTTCTTTTTTGATCCATTAATAAGGTTCCATTTGTACATTTCCTGTGACAATCCACCACCAGGATATACATATCCCCAAATATCTCCATATTTTGTAGCAACATCTGGATTTTTAGTAACAAATTTATATGAATCCCAGTTACTTGGACCACTTCCAGTAGAAGAACCAATGATTGCAAATATTGCTGTTGCCCCATAGGTATCTAAGAAATCTCCTACGGCTTTATTATAGTTTCCATCATTTGCAACTAACATATCTGAAAAATCTTTATATAGTGTAAATTGAAGTAATGCATCTCCATTGCCATCTTGCGCTAATGCTTTAAGTTGTAATGAGGATGGTGATACTAATCCAGTCACTCCGCGCATAATACCAAACCATCTAGCAAATTTATCGGTATCATTAGCCAATTTTAATTGGTCATCAGGATTATCTAAGTTATAGTTGGCACCATTTGATAAATACTGCATAACAGGTTTATAGGCCGAAGCATATGTATCTTTAATACCTAGAAGTCCACCAGCAATACGGTTCCAGTTTGCTGGAAGTATAGCAGATTGGATTCCAGAACTAAAGTCAGAGCGTCCAAATGGGAATAACCAATTACGAATGCCTTCAGGCATATTATCAATAAATCCTTGGTTCCAAGTTGCTAGCATACTGATAGGAATTGTTACTCCAGGACCAACTCCTGGTAGAATAGATCCAGCACCAAGTGCGAAGTTGAAAGACATAGGGTTAGTTGCAAAAGCAATAGGAGCACCTTTGTAATTATTACCAGTTAATCCACCAGCAAATTTTGACATAATTGTTCCAACGAATGGAACCCAAAACATTTGTTGACCCGTTTCTGGGTCACTAAAGAAAAAACCTTCATTTGGATTATAATAATCACGAGCATCTGTCATTTGGTATAAAGATGATGATTCTGGTGATGATAACCAGTTAAGTGTTTTAATACCTTTGTAAACTTGAATAGGATTTTCAATTCCTATTTTGCTCCATTTGTGAATTGTATCTTCCCAAGCATTCATAAAGGGACCAACTAATCTTAATTGATGAAATAATAATCTTTTAGTATTTGCATCATAAAATAATTCTTTAACGTGTTCTCTAGCATAATTATCAGCGTATATGTGTGCATCTTCTATAGATAAAGGACCATTGCCAGTTGCATTTTTAAATGCATTCCATACTGGATGACTATCACCAATTTTTTTTCCTCTAAATAATAGAGGTCTTAAAGAACCTTCCGCAACATCTGCTAACTTAGCCTTAGCGTCTGAGTTCAAAGCACCAGAAATTTCATTGATTGCATCCCAATATGCTTGACGAAACTCTGGACCATAGGTTGAGTTCTTTTCAAATTGAGTTGAAACATCAAAGAATTTATCTACAAAACCATAACGGTCTGCCTTAGATTCATAGTATGCTAAATTTTTAGATGGTACATTTACTAAAGCATTTTTCCAGTCACCAGCATCACTAAATGTTTTCTTTATACTTTTTGCAAATTCAGCCTGTGAGTCTAGAAGTGCTTTTTTACTAGCCCTAATTTGTTTAGCATTTGAAATTGAGTTGATGGCCTCTGTTTGTGGGTTTGGAATCTTATACATAACATTTCCAACAGTTGTTTTACCTTTAATTATCATCTCTCGTAGAGATGTATTTCCACCAGTAATTTCTAAAATTCTTCCAAGTTTAGATATATCTTGGCCATCTTTATTTTTTCCAGTATATAAGAATTTTTTAACACCATCTTTAGTCCGTAAGAAGTTTCTGAAATCTTCTGGAGCAGAAGCAGCAAATTGTTCTAATTCTATTTTTCCTGGACCACTGAAGAAATATTCAACAACTGCATTTTCTCTAGTTGATCCAAGTTTGATTGCATCAGCAACCTCTTTAGGTGTAGCACCAGCAACAATACGAGACATATTGTCTGCATTTAAAATTCTAAGTTGATTTGCTACTCCATCAAAAAATCTTTCGTGTCCAAATCCAACCGCACCTACATTTTTTAAAGATAAAACTTTTACTGCTCTATCATCAAATGAGCCTTTAGAGTCAGCACTTATTATATTAACAAATGAATTTTTTAAAACTTGTGCAGTTTCTTCATTAACTATATCTTCTATATCAGATCCAGTAGAAAATGTATTTCCAAAAGCATTATGCTTATGTTGATCTAATCTATATAAAAACTTTCTAAATTCAGATCCATCTTCTCTTCCAAGCCACATAGACATAGCGACACCAGGATTATTAAAGAATGATATATGACCAGTACCATATACGCGAAGTTGTTCTTCTGCAATATTTCTAATTACGAATGCAGGGCGAACTAATTGCATTTTCTTCCACCAGTCAGATATTAATTTATCTGCTACTTTTGAGGCTGCTCCGTGTGTTGGTAGTTTTGCAACCTTGGAAATAAGTCTCATATAATCAGCAGGTGATGGTAAGTACACTGAAGAGTTTAATAATTCAGAACTCAAATGTGGACCTGGCAATATTACTTTTTCACCAGCAACATTTATAAATTCTAAGTTAGCACCATTAATGTGACGAGTAGCCCAATAGGATGACATTTTTTCATTACTTGACTCAAATTGGGTAGTTGCTCTTCTGAATTCATCTTTAAGTTTTGCAGGAATCTTATTTGCATATTGGTTAAATGTTGCTTCCATCATTTTAACAGATGCGGCATAACCACGCAAGGCAGGAGTAGCGGCTGTTGCCACCTCTTGAATAATATTATCTAATGTTTTTTGGTCAAGTTTAACTGCTTTACCAAAGTTTTCTATGCTAGTCAACATTGCTTCTGTGTCGTGAATGTTTACTAAAGTGCCAGATTTAATTTTAGTTTCGTATGCTTTTTTAAGAGGTTTATAAAATAGATTTATTTGACCCTTAACACCAGCCTGAAAACCATTAAATAGATTAGCAACTTTTTCGTGTTCAATCATACGGTGTTGAACTCTTGCTCCCACACCAGTAAGTACCTTGGCTGCTGGTAATAAAAATTGTAATGAATCTTTTATGGCAGAAGTTTTTTCTGCAAAATTAGTTCCTAAACGTTCTGTTACGCTAGGAATAAGTGAACCACCAGTTAGATCTCCACGTTTAACAAATGGAGCAATTGCTCTTAAAACCTCATCAGTTGTTGTAGCATTTGCTAACTCTTGTGCTAAAGTAGAGTCAATCTTTCCTTTACCAGCACGCCAGATTTGTTTCCAATCTGTCATTCTTGCTAATTTATCAATAGCAGCACTACCGTGTCCAGCGGTTAAAAACTCAGCAACTTTTTGATATGCAAATTCAGCAGTTCCATCTGGTTGTTTAATGCCAGCAAGATTTTCCAAAGAATCTGCCCAAGCCTTTAATTTTTGTTCTTTAGATAAAGTTTGATCTGCCAATACGTCGGCCATTTTGCGTTGACCTTTATTTGCCTTCAAATAATCTTTAGCGGCAATTTCTTGTTGACGAGCAGCAATTTTAGCATTACGAACTCGCTCAGATACTCTTTTATCCCAGCCCTTAAGCACATCATTTGCCTCTTTATAGGCAGCATCATATTGATTAATTTTATTTTTTAAGTCTAATATATATTCTGGACTTTTAACATTTGCTGTATCAATATTTTTTAAATTATCTAATTTAGATTTAAGTGCATCAATTTCTGCTTGAGCCCTTGCAAAATCTTCTGGTCCTCTAGATGGGACTAATCCTCTTTTTACAACATCAGCAATTTCAGATTTTAAATTAGAAAGTTCTGCACTTTTAGATGCAATTAAAGTTTCTGTTTTAGCAATTTCTTTAGGTGTTTTTTGCACAACATTAATATCTGATAATTCTTTTTTAAGATCATTTAATACAGTCTTATGACCTTCTACTACAGCAGCAACTTTATTATAACTATTTTGCGCAGTACGAACACCTATGTTTGCTTTAATAGCATTTTCATTTTTTCCTTGCCAAGAATTTTTAGAATCTTCTGCAAGTTGTTTTACTCTACTGATTTCAGACTGTTTAACATTATCTGATTCTTTAATAGCAGCATCTTTAGCAATTTTTGTTATATTAGTTGCTTCATTAATTTTTTTAATTTGTTGTTCAATATTTGCTACTTCATTCATTGCACCAGTTGCACGAGCACGGTCTGCTGCTTTTGCCAATGCTTTAAGTTCAGATGCTCTGCCTAATCCTGCATCAAAAGCAAAATATCCAGTAAGGTCAGCAATTGTTGCTATAACTTGTCCCTGTGCAGATTCTGGGTGACCTAATGTAAAAATATTAGAATAGGCATCTCCCAATGCTGTGCGTGGTCGATATCCAATTACTTTTCCAGATGAATCTTTAATAGCAATTTTTGCTGCAGATAATGAGGCCTGTCTTGCGGCTAATCCTAAACCAGTATCTTCTGAAGGAAAAAATCCACTACCAAGTTGTATATCTGGAAGTTGACCTTTACCAATATCTTTAACTGCTTTTATTACAACTTGGCCAGCAATTGTTTGTTGCCCAATTCCAGGTGTTTCATTACTTACTAATGGAGCAGTAGTACCAAGTCCTTGAGCAGCAGATGTTAAACCAAAACTTTTAACACTTTGTTCTAGTGCTGCTGAACCACTTCTATATGCAGCATTCATAGTGTCAAAAATTGAATTGCCTGCAACTGCTACTGCTCTTACCGCAGTTTTAATTCCACGCCAAAAAGTACCTTTTTTGCTATTATCAAATTCTTCTGTTTGACGTTTCATTGCTTCATCTTGTTGATTTGCAAGACGTGCTTGGCGAGTAACCGCATCAATACTAGCAATGTTATTACCAATTTTGCTATCAACAGATGCACCCATAGAACTAATTGCGGTTAAAACACCAGCAGAAATTGGAGCACCTTTAGAAGCATTGTCTTTAATAATTTGTGCTTGATAAGGATTTAATCTTGTGGCAGCAGCAAACATAGCCTGTGCGTCTATATCTGCTTGAGTTACTACATTGGTAACTTGATCGTTGCCAACAAAATTTCCACTAGAATCTTTTGTATACTTTACTGCCACTATGCACTCGCTTGAGGAAGTGATTCAATAATATAACGTAAATCTTCGTTTCTAGGATCTTGTTGATATAATGCTTTAATTATATCTACAGATGGGTTTCTGTCTTGTGGAATTTGCGTTGGAGTATTAATGACTTCTGAACCTGCACCAGGACCAAATGGCATACCGTGTGTTATTGGACGATTAGGTGTATCAGATGGTTCTGTTAATGGTTTAATCATTGGAAGATTTAAACCTTGAGAACCAGTTGTCATTGATGCTGGATTTCCAGCCATAGGCGCAGCAGTCTGTTGTTGCATTTGTGCTTGACCTTGACCATATGGTAAACCAGACATATAACGCGCAGGTTGTCTTCCTGATTGTCCTGCCCCACCAGTTGCTGATATGTTTGCAGGATTGTTCTGTGGCGCAGTTGGACGCAATCCACCGCTATTTTGATTTCCAGCCATAGTTCCTCCTACTTAATTTTTCTAGGTTGTTCTTTTGATATATAAGGTCCTGCTGTAAAGGCTGTAAGTTTAGATGCAATCTCCATTGCTTCAAAAGCATCTGCTCCTGCATATAAAGCACCTAATGCATAGGTGGCTCCAGAGCCTGCAGCATATACTCCATCTGCAGATTTACTTATTGATAATTCTTGATCTACATCAAAAATTTCTCCACCAACAGCCATTATAAACTGAAAGCGATTTTCTTTGCTATCTTCTTCAAAGTTGTAACCATTTGCTGTCATACATTTACGCAAAGATGGCATTGCTTTTACAATCATAAAATGATAAAGGTCTTCTCTATCTTGCTTAGTTGGAGTAGGTGGTTCCCAGATATGTTGTGCTATATCACAAGGAAGTGTTTCTCCAGAACCAGCAACTAAAAACATACCATTGTCTGAAATTTTTTTTACTTCAGGATGTGTATAAATTCTACCGTCAGCATCAGTTGTTTGACTATCAGCAACTATGAAACATCTATCTTTATGTTCTAAACCTATTATAGTTGTCATTGTCCCCTACTTAGTTAACCTTTAGTTACTACCCTTGCATTGCCTTTACCTGATGATGATAAACTTGAAAGAAGTGTTTGTATGTCTGGTGGTGCTGTTGGTGCAGCAATTGGTTGTGCTTGAGGAGCACCTTGCTCAGGAGAAAGAGAGCCTCCTACTGGGCCACCAGCGGGAGCAGGGGACGTTTGCTCAACCGAAGGATTAGTTGCACCAGCAGGAGGGACTTGTTGCTGCGGCGCAAAGGTTGCCTCAATAGCATCTTCTAATGCTTGTCCCTTTTGGCGAGCCTTGATTACCGCTGCAATCTTTCTTACAACTTCGGAAGCATCCTGTCCTTGTGTTGCCATCTGTGGTATTGCCTGAGTATATGCTGTGAGTGAGCCAAGTAAGGCTGCACGCATATCCTCAATTTCAATTTTTTCAATTTCTTGACTTACATTAACTGTAAATGGTAATTCACGCATAGCCATATCTTTAGAGATTAACTTGCCTCCAAGTGCTTGTAGCATAAAAATAAGACCTTGCGCTGGATTAAGACCAGCAAGCATACCGTAACGAACATCAGCAGAGTAGTCTTGTTTGATATCTTTGCTTGGTTTGTATATAACTTCATATGGTGAACCAGAATCTACACCACGAATGGTCTTCTCTTCTGGATAAATCATTTCATCAACTTCAAAACAAATCTTAATTACATCGCGCAATGTTGCTGCAAAGATAGCCTGCGCTGATTTAACCTGTGTATCAAATGCTCCAAGAAGGGCTTGAACGCCTTGACCAGTAACAACAGATTGACTAATATTTCCAGTTCTTGATTCTGGATAACGAGCACCAACTCTAAGTTCAGAGTTAAGTAATTGTTGTTCTGTAAATGCGCCTTGTGGTAATGTAAGTTCTACACGACGAACACCTGCTGGGTTAGCAGTACGGATAACTGCATCGCCACCCAACTGAAGTTCTTGTACATCGTTAGGAAGTACAATTGGTGCTTGTACTGATTTCTCCGCTGCTTCCATTGCCAATAAAGCGAAACGGTTACGGAGTAATTGAATTCCAAGTACATCATCAAACTGTCCACGTAGTTCATTATCAATAGAAGGTTTACGTGCAACAATTACCATCATTTTGCCAAGAGGATTCTTGGCTTGTGATAAAACTAAATTTTGTCTAGTTGGAAGATATACAATTGATTGTTCATTATCATAGTAACGAATCATTTCAATTTGAGAATTTAAGTCTTGCTTGTAACCTTGTGGTCCTAAAATCATTGAGTCATACTCTGGGAACTGTGAACAAAGTTCTCCTAGAGTCATTGTGTATCTTTTAGCAAATGCTACGCATCGTCCATAACGGTCAAACTCTGGATATGAACCAATTGGGTTTTCAATACGAATACGAGGAAGTTTTGATTGATCGTCTAATTCAATTATGAATGGGATGAAACCGTAAGTTATATACCAGTCTGCTCCTGAGTACATCTGGACTGCAAGGTCAGAGTGTTGAAAATAGTTACTAGCAATACGAGTACGCTTATCGGCAAAAACACGAGCACGATCACTGATCTGATTAGCGGCTGAGCAGTTAATCGCTGGAAGAGGTGCCATAACCTCTGAAAGGTCTCTGGCAACAACATCAATAAAATTTGCCACGACATTAGCGTCTACTCCATTTGGAAAAAAATCTGGATATACTTCAGCAATTTTACCTTTACGAACAGCAAGGACGTCTAAGTTACGAGCATCTCTTTCGCTATTACGGTAACGTAGAGATTGAACTCGTGCCGCTACCTGTTCCATTGATAATGCCATTTATATCCTAACTGTAGGTATCAGACCATTGCTCTGCAAAGGCCTCGTCTAAATTGATTTCGTATCTTTTATCTTTTTGCGCTCTAGTTGCCCAACGATTGTTCGCAAACTTAGTAGCATAAGATGACTTTTGCATAAGTTCACGTATTTTAATAATAGCAAACCATAGTGCCATTACAGTATCAGTTGGGTTTTTGGTATCAGGTTTCCAAGTAATCAATTGCTGTACTAAGGACTTCAAGCCCTCAGAGCCTTCATTAGAAGGAAGTTCAATTAGGTTATTATCTTGGAAACGAGAATCTCTTGTTGTTCCAAACAGTGCAGCCATAGATGCTACACCAAATCCTGTATCCCATTTATTCTTACCAGTAAAGTGAGAATTTAATTGACAGCCGTGACCAGCCAACCAATTACGTAGATCATCATCTAAGGCATAGGCCTTCTGGTGAGCGTTAATTTCAATTCGGATCTCTTGGGGTTTATACTTGATAACCCATTCTTCTATAAGATCTCTAATTCTTTGTGGAGTAGTATCTGTCATATTGACGCAGTCTAATACATAGACCTTACCATCAGAACGATTATAAGTTACTACTACTGCTCCTGTGGCTCCTGCCATAGCGGGGTCGAGGCCGATAACGGTATAAGAGCCTTCAACATACTTTGGATGGCCTGGGACTCCAGCCTTGAGCGGTCCTCTCTTTCGCATTCCATTGACACATCCAGCGACAACAGTTGGCGAGAAGATGGAGTTTTCCATAACATCTTCTTGCTGGTAGACCAGCGCCCATACTGAGGGAGCAACTTCAGACCGTCTAGTAAATAGCGAGGGTCCATCCCATTTTGTATATAATCCTTTTTCATCTGGCTTGTCTACTTCCCCTTCAGGCCTGTCAGTTTTAGGCCATAAGGTTTTCCACTTGTCAGGGTTCTCATCAAATTCTAATACTGCTGGTTGGCTAAAATAAGTGAATGGAGATTTACCACCAGTCCATTGACCAGGATCCCTCATCATCTTGTATAGGTCTATAGGTGCGACACGGGTTCCTACAATAAGTAGTTTTCCGTGCCGACCCAGTCGGGTGATAACTTCTTTTTGAAGCCATTCAATTTGCTTCTCCCACTCGTGGGCATTTGCATTCATCACCACATCGTCTAGGATAATCAGATCTGCTCTTGCACCATAGATCTGAGATCCAAAGCCTAATGCTTGTACAGTCGGATCCTTCTCACCAGAATCTCGGCCAGTTCCCAGGTAGATCATATCAGCAGACCAAGTATTGGAGTCTGCCTTGTATCCACCCTGTGGGCCGAAGGCCACCTGTAGTTTAGTCCAGTTAGGATGACTAAGTCTAGTCTTGATGGCTGAAAGAAACTTTCGGGCCATACCCTGGGTTTTTGAAACTATAATGATTCTAATGTTAGGATCTACCGCAAGACGGTAGGTAACATAGTTGATTGTGATAACGGTTGACTTAGCGTGCTCAGGGGGTACGTTTATAAGTACGCGATTAGAAGCACCCTGCTCGTAGGTCATAGATGGGTGTAGCCACCTAGGCTCCCTACCTTCTACCAGATCCACCCAGTCAAGGTGGTGGTCAAAAAGTGAAGTATCTAGAAACTCCTGAGAGAAATCCTTGAAGGAGATATTTTTAAGTTCAGCAAGGTCAGTCTTGATACCTTTGGAATCTAGTCTAGCCTTGTCAGCCTGTTCTTTAAAACTTGGCTCAGTAAGGGTCCATTGGCGGTAAGCGGCCTCAGATCGGCCAACCGACTCCATAGCCATCTTGATGGTCTGACCCTGTTTAAGTTGGGTGAGTACCCTGTACTGGGCCTCTTCCTTGGTAAGGTTACTCTTTGCCATTTAACGCCCCTAAGACTAATCTAACGGTAGCCGTCTAACGGCATAGGTATCCCACTATATATATAATAATTTATAATCTACTATATAAGAGTTGGCGGAATAAAAGGGAGCCAACTCCCTATATATGTATTTACTATTACATATATAGATAACCTGTGCATTAGTCAAAAACGCACAACTTAGGGTGATATATCTTTATAATGTCCTATTTGTATACATATTAGGCCACCTAACATATAGTTTTTAGGGGAGACATATACTATTACAATCCTGAAAAAAATTATACTCTGGGTCAAATGAATTGTCGATATATCTACTTATTGACTTATCTACCTATTATACTTACCCTAAACTACTACTTGATACCTGAGAACTACCTGAGTTATTACTTAATAATTAAAATATCCAAATTGCTTACCTTACTATCTCCCTGACCTTTAGACTTGACAAGTGGGGGGGATTATGGTATAAGACTAGAGGTATAACTCTCACCCTTTACTTTAGAGTTATATCTATTTATAGTGTGTCCTATATCACACCAACACGACTTGACTTTACTAGATGAGCGTGGTAGTATTCTCTTATCAGGTTAGAACTTGACCCGATATAACTAAATAAAGAAGTTTAGAAGTTAGGGCGTGTCGGACTTGACTTATTAGATTAAGTCGTGTAAGATACTCTTAATAACTAAATAAAGGTTTGATTAGGTAGTAAGTAGCCTAGTGAGATACGCCCCTAGTATATTGGCGGTTGCGCTGATGGGATACTAACTGGACTACTCACTACTTAATCAAGCCCCGACTAGAGAGGTAAGATAGTGTCCTATAATCCCTATGGGGTTATGGGTAGTATTATCACACCACCTAGAGATGTTAGGGTGTCTAAAGCGTGGCTTGGCTCACGCTCTAAACGCTTTAGTAATCTAGAGGTAAGAGATAAGTCAGGTAATTTAATCGTGGCTATCGAGGATAGTCAAGCGATTAAACTGGCAAGGCGCACAATTAAGAACGCCAAACCTAAGCCCGACACTACCCCTAAACCTTTAAGTGCTGATGAGTTGCGTAGAATTGCGCTTGATGAGCGCAAGGCTCTAATGGCTAGTCTATTGGCTAGACCTGCTGAGAACTACCTATAATTGTAAGATAGTCCTAGCCGATAGGTTCGGTATGCTTAGGGTTCGATACCCTACTAGGACACGCCATAAGTCAGAACTTGACTTGTAGCCCTGAGTATGCTATACTTAGGTATAAGCAAGGAGATAGGATATGGTAAGTAAAGGGTTCGTAGTTTGCCCTAAGTGTGGCAGACTTAATCTAGGTTCTTACCCGCCCTGCCCTTGTAAAGACAAGGAGAGTAATGGAGATAATCCAAGAGTTTAGCATAGACGGCTACGCCACCTATCTAAGCGGGTATCTCGGTGAGATATGGCTACCCCATAGAACGCTAATCATATTAGCGGTGGTAGTTATCACCCTAAGAGGTATCAAGTTATTCCGAGAGCGTAAGTAATCGTGGATAACATAGTGGTAGAACTTACTAGAGATGAACTAGAACTTATTAGAACATCTCTAAGAACGCAAGCGAATTGGTATGATCGTGGCGACTTTAAGGCTATGGTTATCACCACCGAATTGCTAAAGAATAAGATTAGTGATATAATAATCGAAGTATCAGGAAAGGTAAGGAGTTAAATATGAACTGCCTAGAGTGTAGCGTTGCTATGGTATCTGAGGGGTATATTGGAGATGATATACTACTCTGCCACGCTTGCTATGCTAATGATACCCTGCTAAAGTGGGGTTATCTAGTAGAATTGGAGAGTGATTATGTCTGAGGATTTAGAGAATATAGGGCTAGTTCCTTGCCATAATTGTAATACCGAGTATAAGGCTGATGACTTAGCCACTAATCGTAGTGGTGAGTTATTGTGCGAGGATTGCCGTATATGGTGTGAGCGTTGTGAGGAATATGACTACGCTGATAACAGTAGATATGTAAATGGGTATGGAACTTATTGCGAAGTATGCTCTGATAACTATACCTTCTGGTGTGAGAGTTGTGAGGAAACCTACTCAGATAACGATAGTAGTTATGAGGTTGCTGATATTGGTGTCTATTGGTGTGAAGGTTGTTGCCAGAGTAATGCTAATTGGTGTGATGAGTGCGACCATTATACTAGAAGTGAGTGCGAGGATTGTGGTGGTGGTAGGTTAATTAACCAATACTCTTACAAGCCCGACCCAGTATTCTATGGTGATGATAAGAATAAACTATACTTTGGTATAGAATTAGAGATGGAGATTAGAGATAATAATTTAGAGGATAGTGCTAGTTATGTAATAGAGATGTTAGGCGACTTTACCTATCTTAAAGAAGATAGTAGTATAAGTGGCGGTGGTTATCGTGGGTTTGAGATGGTATCTCACCCTGCTACACTAGATTACTTCACGACCAACACAAACTTATGGACTACGCTAGACTATCTACGCAAGGTTCATACGGCTAGAAGTTGGGATAGTAAGAGTTGCGGATTACATATACATATAAGCAGGGCAGGGTTTAAGGGTGGCGCACACACACATAGGTTCTTATCACTTATCTACAAGAACTCTGATAAGATGATGAAGTTAGGTGGTCGTAAATCCCAATATGCTAAGTTTAGTGATGTGTATAAGTATGATGAGTTTGATAGACCATACTTTACACTAGCAGATAAAACTGCTCACCCTAGCAGGGCTATGACCGAGAGATATTCTGCGGTAAATACGCAGAACGAACACACGCTAGAACTCAGGTTCTTTAGAGGAACTATGAACCCTAGTAGTGTTCTTAGTGCTATACAATTAGCACACGCAACAGTAGAATACACTAGGGACTTAACCCTATCTGATGTCAAAATGGGTGCGTTAAGTTGGGAGTGGTTCTCTGATTGGATACAAGCCAATAACGGCAGGTATCCTGAACTCTATATGCGTATGAGTAGAGTGGATAAGTTATTAGTAGATAGCAAGGAGTTAATCAATGCGTAAGGGGGTAAAGTATGTGCTTGTTAGTAGTGTGTAATCCCAATTCCACACCTAGTAAAGATGACCTAAAGCAAGGTGCGTGTAAGAACCCACACGGCTTTGGGTTTGCGATAGATACTGGTAATGGTATTATATCAGAACGCAGTATGTCGGCTAAAAAGTCTATTGCTAGGTTTTTAGAATTGCGTGAGCAATACCCTAATGGCTACGCTATGTGGCACGCTAGGTATGCTACTCACGGAGTTAAGAACGAACTTAACTGCCACCCATTTAAGGTAGCAGGTGAGTATGATACTTACTTAGCGCACAATGGCGTGTTAGATATTTACATACCTAAAGATGATAAGCGTAGCGATACTCGTATCTTAGCAGAGGAATTACTACCAAGATTAGGTGGTGTGTCTGCTTTAGATGACGACTATGTATATGATATGATTAGTGGCTGGTCTAGGGGTAGCAAGATAGCAGTTATGACTAATGACCCTAGCGCACAGTATAAGATTTATATTATCAATGAGAGTGCTGGTAGTTGGGATACGGAAGGTATATGGTGGAGTAATAACTCTCATAAACCTGCCCCAACCTATACTTATGAGGCTAGTGTATATGATATAGTAGTGGCAGATAAGCACTTCGAACCTACTTTATATGAGGATAATAAGTTTGAGTGTCCTAATTGTGAGGCGTTAATAGACTTATGGGATAGCGAACTCTATTGCCTAATGTGTGAATGTTGCTTTGATTGTAGCGCACAGTTCTTAGACTGCTTATGCTACAACCCTAATGCTAAGGATATGATAAGAGATGAGTATGGATTTACAGGCGAGAAGTGGTATAGTAAAGAGCCACTTGACTTCTAGAATTGATAGTGATATACTCACTATCATACACTTAGTAAATTACTAAGTGAATAACAACGAAAGGTAATACAATGACAACCACGACTATACAAGTAGAGGACTACTTGGCTAGCATATCAATGACACTTGCTGACTTAGCAGATGAACTTGCGACAGTTCAGTTTGATGTAGATAGTGTCAATGGATATGAGCCTAAAGGAACTATACTAAAAGCACTACCAACACAGTCTAGGTTCAAGCCTAAGTCTATGTGGGTATCACTAGGTAACGGCAAGTATCAACACTTGACTGGTGAGAAGGGCTTAATCGCCAAGCACTCACGCCTAGAAGGTTATACTTCAGTAGTATTCCGCCCATAATAAACTAGTTAATTGTGGGTGGGGTACTCGCCCCACCTACATCAACATAGAAAGGACACTATGCTAGAGAATTATACTTGGACTTCATACATTAGAATTAAAGATACAGAACACTTAACAGAGGAGCAGATCAAACAGATGATAACAGAATTAAACTCAGCAGTTGGTAGTATCTGCTTTAACTACGGGATACATAACTAATGGCTAAAGGTATGATAGATTTATACATATCTGATGATAAGGATTTAGATATTAGTAATGGTCATTGTGTAAATCACGACGACCCTGACCTATGGTTTGCGGGTGAGGTAGACTTGCCCAACACAAACTCTAGCGTCAATACTAATTCACCAGCAGTACAAGCAGAAGTAGATAAGGCTATCGTTGCTCTATCAATATGTAAGGGTTGTCCCGCTAAAGACAATTGCTTACAGATAGGTATGCGTGGTCATCAGTTGTACTATGGTATATATGGTGGTACAATGGCAGGAGAACGACTATCAACAGCAGGTAGATCAATGAAAAACTCTGCTAACAAACAGAAGTTATTGTTTGCTACTAAGGTAAGAAAAACTATGAAAGAGAAGGGGTTATAATGGAGATCAATCAATACAAAATTACTATTAAGACTAACGCAGAATTGGTGTATTATATATCAGCATATGATATAGATACGGCAATTAACCTAGCAGTAGAAGCACCCTATCAAGAGTGGGAAGTTTCTGAATTCGTTATGCCAACAGGCGCAGATGTAGAAGCAGAGGAGATATAATATACTTAGATATATAAAGTTTGTTCTATTATCTTTAGTGTTGTTAACCTTTGGTGGCATACACAATAGTGATTACAAGTTTATATTCTTTCTATTATTATTGATTGGATTATTTATATGAGAAAAGTATTTATATTGACACTCGGTATGGGCTTACTGCTCATAGTAGGCATCCGATTTGCTACACCTATTAACCAGCCTCATACAACGGAGGAAGTTGTTGTTGCTGATTGGACAGTAGATGATAGTAAAGCATACGCTCAGGACAAGATATATGAGTGGCAATATAAACAATGGTTGTGCCTTAATAAATTGTGGACTAAAGAAAGCAACTGGAGACCCAATGCTTACAACAAAGTAAAAGTTATGGGCAAAAATGCTGGAGGTATTCCACAATTATTAGGGCTCGACCCTAAAACACCAGCACCAATCCAAATAGATCGCGGACTATCGTATATCTATAACAGATACGGAACACCCTGTAAAGCGTGGGAGTTCTTCACTAAGAAAGGATATCACTAATCAATAATCGTAAGCATATTACAGAACTTAAGCCAGATTATAAATCTGCTATGGATATCAGAGGTAGTGCTACTACTGTCTGTCCTTGTGGTTGTAATATCTGGAACTTAAAGACTGTGTTTGATGATGAGACTGGT